GGGGGACTTAAGTATACGCAACTTTGTTGTTCGTGCTTCTAAATCATCGTCTGATTGTTGGTTTCTTTCTAAGGCTATGACACAATCTGATAGCTGTGCAATACTGTTAGAGCCACGAAGGTGTGATAGACTTACACTTACACCGTTCTCATGACCCTTGTTACCCTCAATCCTACGAAGATGAGAGACCAGAATTATACCAGCACCTGTTTCTTCTACCATACTACGAAGTCTGTGCATGATACTGTCAATAGCTTTTCGTTCATCACCATCAAGCATAGAACTAACAAGCATATGTAGATGGTCAACGACTACCCACTTGCAATCACACCCAACGATTAGGTATCTAAGCTTTGCAAAGATTGCATCGATATCATTAGCACCGAAGTGAGCATGAATAAATACCCTGTCTTGGTCAAATACTTTATCGAACATGGTTGATAGGGATGCTTCTGAATAGCCATCACGGACACTATCTATAAACAATTTATCTTCTGCTTCGATAGAAAGTATACCGTCAACAGTACGCTTCCAGTCTTCTTCTAAAGCAATGATGCCTACGTTATCTTTTGTCTCGTTGATAAGCCAATGCTCTAGCTCCCTTGTGATACTAGACTTACCTAAACCTGTGCCACCTGTTAGGGTTACAAGTTCTCCTGCCCTTAAGCCTAGGAGTTTTTTGTTAAGCCCTTCCCAAGGATAAGCTACGCTTTGTTTAGTCTCTCTGTTAAGAAACTTATCTTTCTTTTCTGATACCCTAATGATTCCACTAGGAGTATAGACTTGGGCATCCCACCAAGACCTTGTAAACTCAGCATGTTTACCCTGACTAAGCATATCGTTAGGGTCTTTGTACCCATTAGGAAGCGTAACTATCTTAGCTTTTCCGGGCTTGATAATACTAGCTACCTGCTGTGATGCTTCCATACCTGCCTTGTCTTTGTCAAAACATATGACAACATTGTCAAAGCTTTCTACATACTCAAGGCTCTCTTTGATATCTTTCACGGCTGAAGCAGCCCCTCTTTTGATAGAGACTACTGCCCACTTACTACCAAGTAGTTCGTATGTAGCCATAGCATCACACTCACCCTCTACAATCGTAAGATATTTACCACCCTCTTTGAAAAGATTCTGTCCGAACAGACCTGAGTCTTGGATAGTACCCTCAAAGCTAAAGCGTTTGTCCCTTACATATCTAATCTTTGTAGCACATTGCTCATGATTAATATAGAAGGGATATAGATGTTGAGCCAATTGTCCTGCTGAATCGAAGACAACTTTAACTCCATATTTTTCTGCTGTTTCTTTGCAGATGTTCCTGTCAGTTAGCTTGGCGAAAATTCCACCGTGAGCATTGAGTTGTTTAACAGGACTCGGTTGTTGTTGTATATATTTATCCATTGGTATTACTTTTCCCTCATAGTTAGAATAGAATTTGTCACAGCTAAAACATTTTGCAGAGCCATCAGCGTTTACTGATACTGCATCTTTGCTACCACATTCGTGACACGGAACATGATATTTTATAAATGTACTTTGTTTCATAGTTTACCCTCTTGTAAATAGAAAAGCCACCCTGTATTAGAGAGTGGCTTTAGATGGAGATAAGAAAAGTTAATTAGGTTTCGCTTGAAGCGTCCTCATCAACTGTTTCTTCTTCAGACTCTACCATTGCTTCAGGAGAATCCTTCAAGAGGGTTTCAAGATTACCCCTGTGAGTAGCACCGGCAAAGCTTAAAGCTTCAAGAACAACTTCTAATGTGGTAACTTTATTGATAGTTACACGAGCATTAGCTTTAGTTTGTTCGTCTGTTATATTATTAACATCATAAGATGTTATTCCTTCGTCATTTGTTATAGTAATAATCATACTAAAATTCCTCCCCGTCTCCAAACGGGTTAAGTTCAGCACCGTCTTGTGTCTTCATAGCCACTAAGTCAAGTACCTGCATGGCTTGTAAGTCCAATCCTTTGAACGCACCATACTTGTTATCAACTTCCCACTCATTGTACTGTACCTTAACATGAGAACCATTACCTATGATGTCATCCATCACATTCTTCTCTTTGTCAAAAAGTTTAGGTGCATTTCTTACCATGCCATTCGGTCCGTTTACTTTTCTTTTTATTGTCAAGGCTCTTCCAACAGGTGTTTGCCCACCGTTCTCATCTTTAATAGATAAGTCTTTTACTTTAAACCCACGAGCTTCAAAGCTGTTAGCAACTTCATCATTCACTACTACATCCACTGTATACACAGGCTCAAACGTAGTGTTTGGTGTTGTTACCGAAGCCCAATAAGCTTTTCCTTCTAATACTGCCATATAATTTCTCCTTTGTTGGCTGTTTAACTGAGGGTATTATACCCTATTCCTTCTTCAATGTCAAGCACTATATCATCTAAAGTGCACATACTTTCATCGCAAAGCCTTACATAATACATGTCGGCTTCCCATCTTGTTTCGTATGCTACTTTATTCTCATACATTTCTTGACCATTGTCTTCTATCCAACAGATAAATTTTCTGTATTCATCTGCTGTCATTTTCATAAACCCTATTTCGTCCATAGTAAATGTACTCCTATAGTAATTACTATCAAGGTTAATAAATCTATTATAAATAATGCTTCTCCTACACTCATCTTGTTAATCTCCTTTGATTAATATATTCTTTTATTAAATTCTTTATGTTTTTATTTCTCCAAGACTTAAATGTTTCTTGAAAGTCTTTGTATCTTAAACACTCATCACAGTACTCACCATACTGTCGCATGATATACATATCTACCCTTCTTAGCTTTGGCATATCAATCTACAAAACTTTTAAAAGACATGTAAGGTGTCTCAACATGTTCGATAGGCATCCATTCTACCATATCCTTAACCATTTGTAAAGTCAAACCTGTGCCTATAGTTTCTCCTTCTGCATCAGAACCTAGTAGTAATCCATTACCTGCTAAGACTCTACTGTTTATAGAAAAGAATCTATTATCTGTTACATACAAGCCCTCATCATCTACATAGAGTACCTCTACGTTGTCCAAGTAAACACAATCAAAAGTATTACAATCTACAAGACTATATATTTCTTTAAAGTCTCCTTTATATTCTACTTCTTTTATTGTTTGTTCTTTTGGGTTTATTAGTATTGCTTTCATATTGCTGTTGTCTCCTTAAAAAATAAATCTTCTGCTATAAACTGTAATATCTCATCTCTATCATCATCAACATGAAGACTATAGAAGTGTGCTATATCGTTTATTCTTTCTTGTACTCCTCTATCCTCTAGGTTATCTAGCTCTATTACTTGTTCATGTAAAGCTTCTAACCTATTATTGTTATGTATGTCACTCATCATCTTTCTCCTCAGTAAAATCTATTATAAACTTCTCATCTAAAAATTCTTTAGATACTCCGTCTTGTTCAAGTTTATCTCTAAGAAGTTTAGCCAATTCATTATTTGTTATAGTCATATTAATCTACCTTTATTATTAAACCATTAGACATAGTAACCTCTGCAAAGAACTCTCTAGTACCTGTTCCTTCAGGTAGGCAAGGTCTATTACATCCTATAAATTTACCGTCACTTTCATATTGGTCACCGAACATAGAAGTTTCAGTATACTTTAGTGGGTTGCCTATGTTTTCTTTCATTTGTTTTCTACTCTCGTAATTAAATATCATCATTGTTATATCTCCTTATGCTGTATGAACTACAAAGCCTGACATATCTTGTCTTGCTTTACCTTTTGCTTTGAGACCAACAACAACATTAGGTTTATCAAAGAACCTCATGTCTGTTTCGTCTCCATTAACTACCTCTCTACCTTTAAAATAGATAGGCATATCACCACTAAATACTACTGCTATGTTATAAGCTAACTTGTCGAACCAGTTGGCGTATCCCATGTTAGCATTACTGTAGCTCCATGTCAAGTGATAGTTTGTTATATGTTTTACTTTCCTAGTAGGTATCTTAGTGTAGTCATAGAACTGTACATCGGGAAATTCCTCCC